ACTTGTCAGTGTACCAACACTTGTGATATTTGGTTGTGCCGCTGTGGTCACAGTGCCAGCTGTGGTGGCTGTTGGAACTGTGCCAGTAACGCTGACTGTGACTGCACCAGTTGCGGCGCTGACTGCAATATTTGTGCCTGCTACAACACTGGTCACTCCAGAGTTGGTGAAAGTAACTGCGCCTGTTGCCGCACTTACAGAAATACCAGTACCTGCCACAGCTGACCCAACACCTCCGTGTGTGTGGTCTTCTCTGGCATATTTTAAACTTGTGCCAACTGCGGCTGTGCCAATTGTTACTGGAGTTAGCACACCAGCCTGGCCCACCACAAATGCTGTGGTTGCAGCCTGTGTTGTGTTGGTGTTGGCAGTTGCTGTTGGAATTGCCAAGTTACCAGCTGTGGTTATATTACCACCTGTGATGTTGCCAGACACACTCAAACTGCCCAGAGTGCCAACACTAGTAATGTTAGTTTGTGCGGCTGTGGTTAAAGTACCCACAATGCTAGTACCTGATAAATTACCGCCACTGATGTTGCCAGTGACACTCAATGATCCCAATGTACCCAATGAAGTAATATTGGTCTGTGCCGCAGTGGTCAACGTACCCACAATATTTGTGCCACTTATATTACCGCCGGTGATGTTGCCAGTAGCTGTAATTAATCCAGCAGTGGTTAAGTTGCCACCAGTTACATTGCCAGTTACACTCACAGTGGTTCCTGTGTGAGTTGTGGCATTGACATTGGCACCACCCAAGATATTGCCACCTGTGATGTTGCCTGTAACACTTAAACTACCCAATGTACCCACCGAAGTGATATTGGTTTGTGCGGCTGTGGTCAATGTTCCCACAATGTTTGTGCTACTTAGATTGCCCGAAGTGATATTACCAGTCACTGCCAAACTGCCCAATGTACCCACCGAAGTGATATTGGTTTGTGCCGCAGTTGATAACGTACCTGTTAGTGTGGTAGCCGCCACTGTTGCGGCACCTAAATTACCCACGTTGGCATTACCGGTGGCGTTGAGTGTACCTGTGATATTAGCACCAGTAGTAGTTGCAACCAATACATTTGTGCTATTGGGTGCCAAACTAACGTTGCCACTTGCGCCTGTGATAATTGTCAATGCACCTGTGTCAACAATATTACCTGTTACATTCAAGTTTCCGCCACTGACGTTACCAGTTGCTGTGATTAGCCCGGCTGTGATTAAATTACCACCAGTAATGTTACCAGTGCCAGCTGTGACGTTACCAACAATTGACACTGTTGTTGCCGCTAGTGTTATAGTGGTCACATTTGATACTGTGTTCATTTTTATACCACTAGTGGCGGCTGCCCAAGGTATAATTGAAAGTCCTACGTTACCTATGCTAGTACCAGTAGCCAGCAATGCTATATCGCCAGTAGATTGTAAACTGTTATAAGAACCATTGGTAATGTTGGCCACAACTGCAAGGCCGTTTGTACCATTAACAATATTAACTGTTTTGCTGGATCCCTGTGGTGCTGTATCTGTCACAGATAAAAGTGTGGCAGCAGCCGCATTTCCCGAAATATTAAGATTACCACCGGTAATTGTGCCTGTGACACTTACTGTGGTTCCTGTGTGAGTTGTGGCATTGACATTGGCACCACCGAGTATGTTACCACCTGTGATGTTGCCAGTTACCGAAACTGTGGTTCCTGTGTGAGTTGTGGCATTGACATTGGCACCACCCAAGATATTGCCACCTGTGATATTACCGGTTACCGAAACTGTGGTTCCTGTGTGAGTTGTGGCATTGACATTGGCACCACCTAAGATATTGCCACCTGTGATATTACCGGTTACACTTAAACTACCTAAAGTACCCACCGAAGTAATGTTGGTTTGTGCGGCAGTTTGTAGCGTTCCTGTTAAGTTAGTTGCAACAACAGCAGTAGCACCCAAATTGCCTACGTTGGCATTACCACTGGCTGTTAATGTGGTTACATAGGCTGCACCCCAATAATTGCTTGTGCCTCCCAGTGCCAATGTACCATTGGCTGTTGGCATCACAGCAATGTTGCTCTGCCATGACGTGGTTGCGTTATTGAATCTCCAGGTGGCAAGGTTATTGTTACCAACATCAATACCGGCATTGTTTAGTGCCGTACCTGTATTTTGATTGTTACCAACAGTGATGTTCAAATCGTTGGTGGTAATTGTATTAGAATTAATAGTTGTGGTATTACCTTGAACTGTCAAGTTACCTGTGATAACAGCATTAGTATTAATTAATAAATTACCACCAGTAATGTTACCTGTGGCTGTGATCTGACCTGCCGTTCCTAGGTTACCCACGTTGGCGTTGCCGGTTACGTCTAGTGTTGTGCCAACACTAGCAAGTCCAGTTGTGATTAAATTACCACCTGTGACATTGCCTGAAGAAGAAACACTTGTCAATGTACCAACTGACGTAATATTAGGTTGTGCCGCAGTGGTCACTGTGGCTGCTGTGGTGGCTGCCCCAGTTAATGCACCAACGAATGTAGTTGATGTCACACTGGTCAAGCCAGCCACTGTGGTCACCGTTGCACCAAGTGTGAGTGCTGTTGAGCCTAGTGTCACTGCTGAGTTTGCCAATCTTGCTTGTGCCAGTGTGCCTGAACTGATGTTTGTGGCACTGATGCTAGTAACATTGGCGCCACTTCCATTGAGTGTGGCAATTATATTAGCACCTGTGATGTTGCCAGTAACTGCCAAACTACCCAGTGTACCCACGCTAGTAATATTTGTTTGTGCGGCAGTTGATAATGTACCAGTTAGCGTAGTTGCCACCACTGTTGCGGCACCTAGATTGCCCACATTGGCATTACCAGTGGCATTGAGAGTACCTGTAATATTAGCACCAGTTGTGGTCACAACTACGACGTTTGTGCCATTGGGTGCTAGATTAACATTGCCACTTGCACCAGTGATGATTGTCAATGCTCCAGTGTCAACAATATTACCTGTGACATTTAAATTTCCACCACTTACGTTACCAGTTGCTGAAATTAGTCCAGCAGTTACTAAATTGCCACCTGTGACGTTGCCAGTTGCCACTACTTGAGCACCTGTGTTTAAATTACCACCTGTGATATTACCTGTGACTGCCAAACTACCCAAAGTGCCCACACTTGTGATATTGGTTTGTGCGGCTGTGGTCAACGTACCCACAATACTGGTACCTGATAGATTGCCACCAGTGATATTACCCGTAGCTGAGACTAAGCCACCCGTTAGTAAGTTACCACCTGTGATGTTGCCTGTAGCCAACACACCTGCACTTGTATTAACATTACCTGTAGCAGTTACCAATCCACCAGTGGTAATGTTGCCGCCAGTTACGTTACCACTAGCACTTACAACACCAGTTACATATTCACCTGTTGTGGCAAATACTGCCACGTTTGATGTTCCACCAACTCCAACAGTGACGTTGCCACCTGAGCTTACTACAGTAACATTGCTGGTACCGTTGTTGATATTTGCTACACTGGTAATAACACCAGATAAAAATGCACCGTTACCTAAAATATAGCTGCCAGTTACGTTACCAGCTGTGCTTAAATTGCCGCCAGTGATGTTACCAGTCACTGATAATGCACTCAAAGTACCCACACTTGTGATATTAGTTTGAGCGGCAGTGGTCAATGTGCCCACAATATTTGTGCCACTTAGGTTACCACCTGTGATATTACCTGTGACACTTACAGTGGTTCCTGTGTGGTTTGTAGCACTCAAGTTACCTGAAGTGATGTTGCCAGTTACTGCCAATGATCCCAAAGTGCCCACACTTGTGATATTGGTTTGTGCCGCTGTGGTCAATGTGCCCACAATATTTGTGCCACTTAGGTTACCTGAAGTGATGTTACCTGTAACAGCCAAACTACCCAGAGTGCCCACTGAAGTTATGTTTGTTTGTGCCGCAGTTGATAATGTGCCTGTTAGTGTAGTAGCCGTCACAGTTGCGGCACCCAAGTTGCCCACGTTGGCGTTGCCAGTGGCATTGAGTGTGCCAGTGATGTTGGCACCTGTGGTAGTAGCAACTAATACATTGGTGCCATTAGGAGCCAAACTGATATTACCACTTGAACCTGTGATAATTGACAATGCATTTGTATCAACAATGTTGCCACTGGTTAGTAAATTACCACCAGTGATGTTGCCTGTAACTGAAACTAAACCGCCAGTGTTTAAGTTACCACCGGTGATGTTACCTGTTGCACTTAATGTGGCGCCTTGTACCAATGCGGCAGATATTAAATTGCCACCGGTGATGTTACCAGCTGCTGAAATTAATCCAGCAGTGTTGACGTTGCCACCAGTTAAGTTACCTGTGGCCAATACACCTGCACTTGTATTAACGTTACCAGTTACTGTGGTTAGTCCTGCGGTGATTAAATTACCACCTGTGATGTTGCCGGTTGCACTTAGTATGCCCGTGACATATTCCCCAGTTGATGCAAATACCGCAACATTGCTGCCGGCCACAGCAACTGACACATTGGCATTACTAGACACAACTACATTGCTGGTGCCCGAGGAAATAGAGTTGGCAGAATAATTCTGCGTAAACGTCAACCCAGTTGTACCAATTGTTATAGGATCATTTGTTGTGAGTTTCCATTGAGTATCAGCATAGGTTGTGCCTTCAGTGACCATGACAATCATGCCGCTGTCAATTTCTCCAGTTTCATTGCCGTCGCCGGTTCTAGCCCAGGTGCCGTTACTACCCACACCCAAAACTGTGACGGAATATAACCCATTTTGACTGCTGGTTGACTGCCCAGTAACCAATATTCTGTCGCCAGCAACAAGACTAACTCCGTCAACTGTGGCCGGGGCGCCGCCACTTAACGTAATATTGCTCACAGTGACCACACGCACTGATTGCTTGTAATCAATGTTTGAAATTTGTTGTGCCGATATCCTAGTTAAACCCATGGTATTTTTGCCTTATTGTATATTTAGTCAGAAAAACAGGACTACTAAGAGTCCTGTTTGTAATTATTTGATAAGGGACAAGCCCTTATCAAATTGTTTAGTTTCGACCAATTACAACTTCAATTGTGCCTTCTGCACCATCAAAGTTTTCCAGGGCCTTGCCAATGATAGTACCTGCACGTGCCGTGTTATCAGCTTTGGCAGCACCGTTACCGGCAGCCACCATCAAGTCACCTTTGGCAACTGCGCCAACTACTCGACATGGTACACGACCTTGTAGTGCCACCATTGCCACATGTTCGCCAGTTAGCCCAGCGTTCATGATGTAACTTGGGTTTGTACTAACAACACCTGCCACACGAGTTGACCCAGCGTCTGTTGCTAGCGTAACTTCCTGGTCACCACCAAATGCCAACACTGTTCCTGGTGCGTACTCTGCGTCAGCAACATATTTCTCTGCCAAGTCAGCGTATTGTGCACTTGTTGCTTTGGCAAACACAGTGTTGAAGTAAACACTGGAACTACCAATGTTACCAATGCCGTTGCCGTTGGCATTGACAATGTTGCCACCAGTGATGGTTCCTGTGCTAACACTCAAGTTGCCACCAGTTACGTTGCCACTTGCACTTAGTACACCAGTTACAAAAGCACCAGTTGTAGCAAATACAGCCACATTGCTAGTACCGCCCACTGTGATGTTGGCATTTCCGTTCGGTGTTTGAATGTCAAAACTGGTTGTACCGTTTTGTACTCTGTCGCCTAGGATGTTACCACTCAGTGTTGCATTGCCGGTCACACTCAAGTCGCCTGTAATTGCCACCAATCCTGCACTGATAGTTTGTACAGTTGTGCCAGCAACGTTGGCACGAATGTTGCCACCTGACGAAACAACAGCTACACCCGATGTGCCGCTGGCAATCTGTGTAGTGTCTACACTGGATGCCGCAATAGTAGCTGGTGTTGTTCCATCTGGTTGGAAGAATGCAATTGTGTTACCAGTTGCAGTCTTCATAATAACATTGCCTAGATACAAGCTTGACCCTGACAAATACAAGTCATTAAATCTATTTGTTGTATTACCTAAATTGTATGCAACATTTGAAGTTGGAATTATATTACCAGTAAGATCAACATCTATTAGAGTTGGATTCAATTCTACAATTGCACCGCTGGAACTAGACAAGCCAGTCACAGTTGATGTTGTTGCCAACACACGGAAATCAATGACGTCGGTGCTGACTGGTGCTTCAGTAAATGTACATGTGGTATTGGCCACCGAGTACGCAGTTACCGGAATCTGTACCACACCGTTGATAGCAACAATGGTGCCAGCTGTGGTACTTGCTGCCGGCAAAGTAAATGCTGTCTGCACTCCGTCACCAGATTGCGTATTAGCTGTGATAACAGTGAACTGGCTACCTGCAGTTTGCCAGCTGTTGGCATCGTAGAATTCCAAGTTGTTGACGCTGGTGTTGAAACGTACCATACCAGTAACACCAGCGCCTGGACGTTGTCCAGTGGTGCCCACTGGAACTTTAATAGAAGTTGTGGTCTGGAACGATGCAATTGCGTTAGTTATCTGAGTGGCATTACCAAAACTAGCACTATTTGTCCCGGCATCTATGTAGAACACATTGGCTGCTGTGCCACTGACTGAAAAGTCAACGTCAGCTGCTGCCGAATTAATGTTTACACGACCATTTGTACCAGTAATAGTGTCGCCACTGATACGAATGTTGCCTAGATTGGCTTGTCCAGCTGTGGTAATGTTGCCACCAGTGACGTTACCGGCTGCGTTGACATTACCACCATCTACGTTGCCAGTAGCAGTAATCAATCCACCTGTGATCAAATTGCCACCAGTGATGTTACCAGTTACTGTGGTTAGTCCAACAGTAATTAAGTTACCACCAGTGATGTTGCCACCTGCCGATACCTGAGCACCAGTAGTTAAGTTGCCACCTGCAATATTGGCAGTAGAAGTAATAGTGCCAGTAGCAGTAATCAATCCACCTGTGATCAAATTGCCACCAGTGATGTTGCCAGTTGCAGTAATCAATCCAGCTGTGTTGACATTACCACCTGTTACGTTGCCAGTTGCCAGTACACCTGCACTGGTATTAACATTACCAGTTACAGTAGCCAAACCAGCAGTGATCAAGTTACCACCAGTGATATTACCAGTTGCCACTACTTGAGCACCGGTATTTAAGTTACCACCATCTACGTTGCCTGTGACACTTAGACTTGTACCAGTTGCCGCACCAATGTTTGGTGTTGTCAAGTTTGCACCAACTTTGATGCTGATGTTGCCACCACCGTCAAATGCTGTGGTATTGTTGTCTACCTTGGCACTGAATACAGTGCTGTTTAATACTAGACCAGCACTGGTGTTGGCTGTGTAGGTCTGTGAGCTTGAGAATTGAGCAAACTCAATGTTACTAGTACCAAAAGTAATAACGCCTGACGGTGCATCAACAATATATGCAGAACCTTTATTGACATCTCCGCTTTGCACAAAGAAATAGTCGTTAATGCTCAAGTCAGTTGCACTGTTAGGACCATATGTGTCAGCGTCTGTTGTTCTAGTGATAACAGTTGAGCTGGTGTATTCATACACACCGTTTTGTGTGGCGTCAGCTTGGTTCTTGACCAGAATACGTGTGCCTGCAGTTTGAACGTTGGCAGTATCAATCAAGTTGAACGTACCGCCTGCTACTGTCAGTGTAGCACCCACACCAGCAGTTCCGTTGTTGTACGTAATAGTACCACCTGTGGCTGCGGCCAATGTGCCTGTTGTGGCTGCCAAAACAGCTTCGTGATACGCCAACTGAGTTGATACCATGTTGTCCACATAGATCTTAGAAGCCGCATCGTTGTCTTGCACTGGCTGGTTTACACCATTAATATACTTGCTGTTTAATACAATGTTACCAGTGGGTTGGAGGTTAAGATTGCCAGACGCGGTGCTGATGGTCATTGCAGTTGAGTTAGTAACAACTGAAGATATTAAATTACCACCAGTGATGTTGCCGCTTGCACTGACAGTAACGCCTTGTACCAACGCCGCACTGATTAAATTACCACCGTTAACATTGCCAGTCGCGCTGACTAATCCGCCTGTCAGTACGTTACCGGCAGTAACATTACCAGCTGCCGATATTGTGCTGCCACCTGTGATTGCACCAGTTGCACTAATCAATCCACCAGTGATCAAGTTGCCAGCTGTGACATTGCCTGTGGCACTCACTTGCCCGGCTGTGCTCAAGTTACCACCAGTGATGTTGCCGGTTACATTTGCAGTACCACCTGTGCTCAAATTACCGGCTGTGAGTGTTGCTGTAACTGTGACATCGTCAGGTAAGCCAAAAGTAATTTGATCTACGCCGGTAATGTACACACCAACTTCGTTTGCGGTGCCTCTTAATTCTAGTGTGTCGCCGCTACTAACCACAGTGGTATTTGCGGTATCATCTTCAATTGTGAATCCTGAGCTGGCAATGCCATCAACATATTCTTTTGTGGCTGCATCGCTGTTGCCAACTGGGGTTGCAACATTGGTGATGACGTTGTTACCAACATTAATTGTTTTACTAGTGCCCACAAACAAGTTGCCAACAGTGATATTTCCAGTAAGACTGGTTGTGCCTGTCACTGCCAAGTTGGTGTTGGATGTGATGTTTGCTGCCTGAAAGTCAGCATACGAACTAATTGTGATGGCTGTATTTGTTGCCGCTGTGTTGGTAAAGGCGGTTAAAAATGCGCCAACACTTTCGTCCCAAACAAACGCCACGTTGGTGCTTGTGCCACGTTTTCCAATAAAACCAATGTCTACTGACGGTGCACCAGTTTGGTTTGCCGCCAGGATAATTATGGGATCTTCAACAATCAAGTCAACTGTGTCGATTGTTGTGGAACTACCGTTAACTGTTAAGTTTCCAGTAATTGTTAAGTCTGATCCATATGTAAGACTATTGGCCAGCAGGCCCGATGTAATACTGTAGCTGGTTACCTTTGCCGCCGCATTGATGGTTGCGTCGGTAATCTGATTATTTTTAATTCTAGTCACGGCCATGATGAGTTCTCCATATCCACCTATTTATGGTGTCTGGCAAAAACTCCACTGCTGGGATTGTAAATTAAAAGAAATAATTATGTGCTGATAGTGGCACCTAAAACCACTCTTTTCCAGGTGCTGCCCGAATAAACAGCCAGGCAAGGATTACCGCTGTCACCATTGGATACATATATAACCTGCCCTGTTGCAGTATTGCCCAATGAAGTGGCCTGACTCACTGTGTATGTTGGCAACTGTAGGCTGTGTGTATTTGTGATATTTACCACCCCGGGCACAGTAATTGTCAGCTCTTGTCCAGTTGCATTGGTGATAGCATTGACTGTGTTCAGCATTGCAGTAAATCTAACATCAATGACATCGGTTGCGGTTGGTGCTTCAGCAAATGTGATCAGGTTGCCAGTGACTGTGTATGCCACATCTGGGAACTGTACCACACCGTTGGTGCTGACAATAATGGCTGCGGCACTAGTATCCTGGTCAAGTGTAAAAACGGTGTTACTTCCGTCCCCGGTGATGTACTGATTGGTGATGGCGGCAGATGCTCCGCCAATTCCTGTCCACTGAGTGCCATCCCAAACTTCCACGTCTGTTGACCCGGTATTAAATCGTATTGTGCCCTGATCTGGGCTTGCTGGACGTTGGGTTGTATTTCCTGTTGGCAACACCAATCCTGTTGTAGTATCGATAATGGCAACTCCGTTACCAGTTGGTTCTAAATTAATGTTACCAGTTACTTGATTGGTAGTTATTGTTGTATTTGCTATTACCAAGTTACCAATTGTGGTATTGCCTGGCAGGGTTGTGGTCCCAAGCAATCCTGAATATTGATAACCCGCTACATAAACAACATTGCCTGCTGTAAGTACTGTGGGTATGGTTTCCCCGATAAAGTTCAATACTCCAGCTTGTGTGTCAAAGTAATATTCACCAACTCCACCAATACCAGCAGAAAATATCTGTGTACCAGTGGCTTCAATGTTGGCGGCAGCACTTGGCCCAACAAAGACTTTTGGCAGCCAGGTGGCGCCAAATTCTTGTGGTATCCAATATGTTTCGTTAGTTAACCAAGTGGGACGGATGCCGCCAATCGGAGGCACTGTGGTATCTGCTACACATTCTACTGCGCTGCCGTTTCTGTAGGCAGTGGAAATTCCTGCAATTGCCTGAGCAGTGTTTCCAATTTGGTTTGATTCCACCCATACAATGTCTCCACGTAAAAACGCTGGACTAGCAATACTTTCATTGCTGGCACCTTTGACTGTGCTGTTGGCTGTTTTAGCTACCCCTTGTAGCTTTTTAAACAGCAAGTCAACATATTGTGCTATTGATATGGCCATTAGTTACTCGCTGCCTTGAGTGATAGGCCAGTCACTGTTTGGCCTGACGTTAGAGCAATTCTAACGTAAATTTCGTTGGTGGCGGTGCTTGAGCTTGACACTGTGCCAAAGGTACATGTTTTGCTAACAGACGCTGTGTTTACGTTGAGCGTTACTACTCCACCAAGGCTGCAACCATCTGACCCATTGCCTGGGCTGTTAACACCCGGGTATCCTGCGCCGCCATAGGCCGCGGACATATCGATCCAGCCATTGGCGCCTGAACTAGCGTCAATCACACTTCCAGGTAGTGCCACCCACATTCCGGCCACGTTGCCTGCATAGGTAATATCAAATTTACTCACGTCTGTTCGCACAAACTTAAATGTAAAATACTGTGTGCCCGATCGTCCTGCACTTAAATCTGGGCCAGCTGGCAAATAGCCAGTTGAATAATTTGTTTGATCGTGTTTTAACACGCCTTGACTACTTGATCCAACCACAGTGGCATCATAAGTTTGTAGTGTTGAACTTTGACTGTTGAATGACGTGGCATTGGCTGTGTATCCTGGATTATTACCTGTTCCTGGATTAATGATACGCACTGCATTTCCAGATCCTGTGCCCACGGATGTTATAACAATGTTGCCTTCATCAATGGCAGTGGCTGTTCCTGATTTCCATAATACTGTGTTAGCCAATGCTGTAGTTAGAGTCAGTGTTCCTGTTGAATAACTGTTGTTTACGCTGAGTTGTGGCCCTGTAGAGCTGGCGCCAAACCCTGTGGTCACGTTGGCTGTGGTTGTAAAACTTGCTGACTGAAATGAATTGAGGGTGTTGCTACCCACGTTACTTGCGTTGTAGTTCACGCTGGCTGGTGCGGCAAACGCACCAGCGGCTGTGCCTGATGCCAATGTATTTGAGGTTGGATACATGTTACCAGACGCATTGGCTACAGTGGTCCCAATGTTAAACTGGGTGGCATTTGTATAGTGCGGGATCGTGCTTGAGTATAGCAGTGTAGTAGACCCGCCTACTGCCATTGTTGTTGAACTAAAACTTGGTGTGCTTGGACTTGAATTGTCGTAGTACCACACAGCAGTTGATGTATTTGATGTAGCACTGTCAGCAATATAAATTTCATTCCAACCGGTAGGCGATGCAGTTCCAGAAATAGTAGAAGTAAACACATACCAAAATCCTGCGGCTATGTTTGCATTGGCTACGTTATAATCGTAGTTGTTGGTAATCACAAGATTGCCGCCGTAAGTACCGTTGCCACTTGGGCTAGCGCCAGTGTTCAAAGTTACTGTACCTACGTTGGCACCGTTACGCACCGCTGTAATTGTGCCAGTGTCACCTGGACCAAGGTTAGTAAAAGTGTTAGTTGTGTATGTTGTGGCTCTGCGCACAGTTGACACTGTGGTTCCAGCAGCTACGTTTTTATTGGCACCGGGTGTGTTATCTGTTTGAGTAATGTTAGTCATGCGATATGAACTAACACTAGCAATTGCTAGAGTTCCTGGACTACCAGGAAAATTTGTTGGACTAGCCGGAACTAGTTTACCAAGTACTGTGTTTAGTTGTGTAATACCATCAGTTACAGTTGTTGATGTAGTCAATGTAACTGCATTACTAACAAGATTGCCAAGAGAGTTGGTTCCCATAGAAATGACATTGCCTAATACTCCAACAATGGCATTGCCAGCGATCCAGGATACATTTCCAGATCCATCAGTGGCAAGCACATAATCTGCAGATCCGCCAGTAATTTTAATGTTTGCACTGGATCCTAAGTTAAGTACACCAGATGCTGCCGAGATGGCATTGGCTGACAGGGTCACGCCATTACCAGTGACATTACCAGTTGCAATTAATCCACCAGTTGCAGTCAATAACCCAGACGTTTGCAAATTACCAACAGTGGCGTTTCCGCTTACGTTAAGAGTTGTAGAAATGGCAGCATTGCCAGCAACGGTCAATGTGGCTGTGGTTGAACTAGTGTTTACGCCAAGGCGAGTGTTGACAACGTCTACAAAAAATAAGTTGCCTTGAATGGCCAGGTTGGCGCCACGAACTAAATTGTCCTGTAAAATATTACCGGAAATACGATTAATAGCCATCTAATACCTTTGCTTGGATATTTATGACTAGGTAGAGCTGTGTATTACTGAGATTGGCTCACCGCTTGGTGGGGCTGATGTAAATGTAATATCGTAGCCACCGTTAACAGTGTAAGCTGAAGTAGAATCTTGATAAATTGATCCCACAAAAACCATAATTTGAGCTGCTGAGCTTTCTTGTATAGACATTGTAAATTGTACAGTACTGCCGTCACCGGTAAAGCTATCAATTGTATAACTGAGAGCACCAGATGACGCCAAGGGTAAATACTCCGTACCATTAAAAAATTCAATATTTGCTAAATCAGTGTTGTAACGAATAAGACCAAAACTAGGTGCTAATGGTCGCACTGCTGAACTACCAGCTGGTAACACAACTCCCGATGATCCCGACTGTAATTGTCGGTTTTTAACGTAGTAGCCCATTAGATTGTTGTGTAACTAGTAACTGCACCAATTGCAGAATTAGCACTGGCGTTGACCTGAACTGTGTCGCCATTGCCAAGTAACAATTTTTCTGCGCCAGAATACAATTGATAGGTGTCAAGTGTATTAATTTGAATACTTGCCAATATTGTATTAACACTGTTGGCTGTTTCCCCACTGGGCACTACGTGCACATTGGCAGTGACATTACTAACTCCGTAGTTAGCAAGACTTAGCCAAGTTATAGCGGTGTTCCCTGAACTTGTGTATATTGGACTAGTAGTTGTTGAGACATTAGATGTTGCAATTGTCATCTTGATTCCTTAAAATATTATTGAAAAAACTATGGCGGCGCTTTTGCTGACCAGCTCGTCATCGACTGTGGGGCTTATAACATACAACCCAGTGCCGCCCGAGCCCTGTGCCTTACTGTAGACTGTCACTGAATTTGCTAAAGCTGCCGGGGTTGTTCCAATATTACCAAACAGTTGAGATCCACGAATTCTTAATTGACTATTGGCCAAATCATATGTCAGCGATGCATTGCCACCAAACACATTACCTGAATCATGAAATTGAATGCTGGCGTTGGGGCCAGCAACTGATCCAGCAACTGAGGTACCAATAGCTTGATACGCTGTAAGTGGTGCCCCGTTACTGTCAACTGCTGGAGAGATTTCCCATTCTAATGTAGAATTATTAAATCTCAATCCAGCATAGGTAGAATTAGATGTTTGAGTTACCAAACCCTGTTGTTGGTACGTTGCGGTACCTATTGTACCAGTGTTGTTGGCAGCAACTGTGATAAACGGATCCCCTACCTCAAGCTTGGTTACATCAATGTAGGTAAGATTTCCTTGAACTGATAAGTTTCCAGTAACGTTTACAGTATGCGTGGTGATATTAACATTGTCGCCGTCAGAGGGGTTTAAGCTAATGATATTGTAATCGCCGGTGATTCTCTTGGTGGTAGACATTTATAAATCCTTTCCAGTATTTATTCGTTGTAGGAAGGTTGCAAGCGGCAAATGTTTCAAGTTTGGCAAATTATTAAGCTCTTGTATATCTGCTGTGGTTTCGCCCTTGACCCGAATAAATTGTTGCTTTGGGAAGTCTTGCACCACTTGTACCAGTTGTTTTATCCAGTTACCAGTGTAGGTTGGGTGTGCTCCAGTTGTTTTGTAAAACTCAGTATCAGCGTAGAGATTGTTAAATTTGCCATCCGTGTCTGGGCCCATGTCAAATCCCAACAAATAAATCACAGGCTGGCGATCTTCTGCGGCAATTGCAGTAGCAATGGGGCCAGAACTAAACCCAAAATACTTTTTTGGAACTACCTGTGCACCCAACCCTGGCAATGGACGTCGAGTATAAAATCTGTTGTTGGTGCTGTAACCCGACTGTTGAATTGCCTGAGCAATTGGTTTATCTGTTGCCACCAAGGCTGTGACTGTGTGATTACGATATAATCCGTTGCACCCATAGACAGGACCCAATTTCAACAGTTGATCTATTGATATTGAGTTTCTACTTACTCCGTTGCCTAACACAAATGCTGTCATAAAAAACCTCCCTAGTATGTACCAGGAAGGTTGCAGGCTAGTGTAATTTTGATTAGCTTGTGTAGTTTTCTACAATAGCCAACGGTACTGTTGTGCCAGTGGTGCCAGATTTGATTTCTGTTCCCTCATCTGTGAAGAAGTTGGTTAGATATCGCACAGGTGGAGTTGAATAGTCTTGCGCATACTTGTTGGTGAGCTTGCTGATTAAAATGTCAGTGCTGTCACCATTAAACATTGCAATGTTCATGTTACCTGAAGTTAATGATGCTGTGGCCTCGTTGGCCAATGTGCATACTCCAACCAGGAATGCAGTCCCGGTGCCTGATCCAGCAGCAGTGGCTGTAAATATATCACCGGCACCAGGTGTGGATTTTGATGCACCGCATTGAGTCCAGTTGGTTGAGCCCACGGTTGCAATAATATAACTATTGCCCACAACTAAATCTTCGTCGGCTACTGCCACATTGGCAGCTACCAAATATTTGGTGGCTCCTTTTTGTGTGATAATAAATCCAGCTCGTTCTTCTGAATCTTCGGCAATATAAACTTGCACACGTACCACGGGGTTGGTACTGGTAGCTACACTACTGCCACCGATTGCATTTGCTCCGCCAACTACACCTAAAAACTGTGTGGTATTAAGAGTTGCCGGATACACTGGGTTTTCTAGCTGATCAAAGCTGTTGAAACCAATATCTTTGGTTGTTGTTTTTTTAATTTTTAGAGGACGACCCATTTTGTTTTCTCCTTAAAGAAGTCCGATGCGGGTTCTAGCCGCTACGCTGTTGGGTTTAATCATCAGCATAAAACACAGAATTGCGTTGACATGTATTTATTGTCAAACAAATATTTTGCCGCACAGTAAAGTCTGTAAATATTAGCATGACTGCAAACGAACTAATAGACCAAGGCAACGAACTACGCGGATTACGCCAACCCGAACAAGCACTTGCTTGTTATGCACAAGCATTTACCCTGGATCGAAAAAATCCAGCGGCATTCAACAACTATGGCAATGTATTGCGCGAAGTTGGAGACCCCGAAGGCGCAATTCCTTTTTTAGAATATGCTGTTAAACTAGCACCAACTTATGTCACAGCGCAATTTAATTTGGCTATAGCAAATTTACTCAGTGGCAACTTGCAACGTGGTTGGCAACTCTATGAAAGTCGATGGAACTACGAGCATTTAGCAGGAACTTTACCTAAATTTACTCAGCCACAGTGGCGTGGTGAAGATCTCAAAGGCAAAACTATTTTAGTTGTTGGCGAACAAGGGCACGGTGACAATGTACAATTTGTAAGATTTATTTTTAATTTACATGCTGCCGGTGCGACAGTGAAATTACAAGTCACTGAACCATTGATTCCATTGTTGAATCAATCTAATCTGTTGAGTTGGGTAGGAGGATATGATGAGGATCCTGGCGAGTTTGATTATTGGGTTCCTATTATGAGCTTGCCTGGTCGACTGGGAATAACATTAGAAACCCTGCCAAAGATACTGGGTTATCTTGGAGCCGAGGCTGGCCGAGTGGCCGAGTGGGCAAAGATATTAGGTGCAAAGAAAAAAATTCGAGTGGGATTTGGGTGGAGTGGACGCAGAGACTCCTGGTTGAATGGTCACAAAGGCATGCCGTTTGAATACATACTAAAATTAATTGAACAGCATCCTGAACATGAATGGATAAATTTACAAGCTGATGCAACTGACGAAGAGACCACCAAGTTAGTTGCTGCCGGAGTACAAGTATATCCTGGGTCAACCAAAAACTTTGCCGACACGGCTGCGTTAATGCATCATTTAGATTTGGTAATTTCAGTTGATACTGTAACTGCGCATCTAGCAGGTGCACTATCTAAGCCGGTATGGATTATGCTGAACAACTATGCAGTTGATTGGAGATGGTTAATAGACAAAAACACCACCAGGTGGTATCCATCAGCAGTGTTGTTCAGACAAGATAGCATGGATAACTGGGATTCAGTGTTAACCAAACTTAATCAACATCTTCGACTTTACAAAATTTAAAGTATTTCCCAACTCATGCTGTAAGTGTAAGCAAATACTGGAGAGGTTACAGTATTGCTTTGAAATTCATTGTTGCTGTTTTTGCTAGATGTAGCTTCAGTGACACGACAAAAAAATTCATGCCCCGAAAACGTATCTATTGCGCCTCCAGTGACGTCTGCACCTTGAATTGTATATGTTGCGTAAGTTGTATTGTAAGATAACAAATTGGGCTTTGATATTCTACTGCCCAGATCAGTCTCAGTTAATCCATCATAGATTACACCAAAGCTGTTATAGCTGTTGCTATTTTGTTGACGAGTAACCTGCCATTGTCCCTGTATTTGAATTCGACATTGAGTTGCTGGATATGTTATTAATGTGTCTGGATCTGTGTAGCTTTGTAAAGTGTTGCCAATTACTGGAATAGTCCAGTTTGTTGCTGACAAACTTAATAGTCCTCCACTCAGTGGTTTAACTTGTGCACCTGGTGATCCATAATCAAATTCACCGTTATATGCTGTGTCTGGCCAACCAAGGCTTAATCCAAAAGTAATTCTATCATTATAACCTTGTTGACTAAATCGCCAACGACCCTGGGCATTGATGTTAAGTCCAGTTGATGCAGTTAACTGCGCCGAACCAGAGTATCCTGGTGGAGTATAAAATGTATTGGGCATAATGTATTTAATCCAACAAAAAACCCGCCGAAGCGGGTTCTTGTTTGGTACAATCTCTGATTAAGAGAAAGACAAGTTAGATACAGCGATCTCACCAACATAGTCACCGGCGTTACCGAATGAAGATGCAGTGTTTGTCAACTCAATGTAACCATAACGAGTCATAAATGACACGACTGGTTCAAATGTAGTTGGATCAAGTACAACACCACTGCTCATCAAAGGAATGTATGGGCAGTAGAAAGCGGCTGCGTCAGCTTCGCTTGAACCTTTGTAACCAACCAACACAGGTGTTGAGTCAGATGCATAAGAGTCAACGAACACACGCATAGCGCCGTTCAATGTACCAACAAACTTGGTGTTTGTAGGAGCTTCAAATGTACCTTCTGTAGTACGTGCAAATGCGCTAGTTGTAGCAGATTGCAATACTGTCAAAGATGCTGGAGAAACAACAGCCCAGTTACCTGCGCCACGACGTGTGCGTTGAGCGATCAAGTTAGCAACACGGTTAACTAGAACTGCCAATGCGGCATGCTCGTCACCAACGAATGTAGCTGTACCTGAAACGGTAGCCTGGTTGTATGTGAACTCAGTCTGAGCCAATGAGCGCAAGCTCAATAGGATCTCTTGGTCAATTTCAGCAGTAATTTCTTGTGCCAAAGCAGCCATAATTTCTGCTTCAACGTCGATACCATGCATGGCTTGTGCGTCTTGAGCAGCTTCAAAAGTCCAACGAGCTTGCAATTTGCGAGTCTTGGCTTCAACAGCTTGTTTCAAGATCTGTACAGAGATCTGACGACCACCGTTACCTTCCATGGTAGCAGTTGGCGAACCAGCGTAACCTTGGGCGGCAGTTTGTGTAGTGGCAGCGTTATCAGCACCGCGAGCGCCAGCAGAGTATGCAACAGCGATCTTGAATGGTGACAATGCTTCTTCACCAGCAACTACAGAAGTAGCGGCTGCTGTTTGGTCTGTCATTGTAGATGCATAACGCACACGTAGAGTGTGAATCTGACCTACAGGACCTGTCATGGGCTGTACACCAACAATTTCGTTGGCAATAACAGTTGGCATAACACGTCGAATCACCGGCAGAATAACACGATTCAGCGTAGCGATATTACCAGAAACAGTAGAACCAGCGCTGGCATTCTCTTTCAGGTACTTGCGAGTGTTTTCTAAGATAACACTCATTGAGTTGCGACGATTGCCTTTGAGGCCTTCCATAAGGGCTTCTTTGGTCTCGTCCCAACGGCTTTCTAATAGTTCTTGTGACATTTATGTCCCCTTTTCTTTCTATTATAGACCAGCCAGGCGCTTGAGATCAATCACATTACTGCGATCTTCTACTTGTTGCGCGGCTGGCACGGTTTTATCACCAGTTACTTCGCGTACACTTTCACTAATTACCTTGTGGGCTTTTGGTGCTGTGTCAGCTAATACTGCTGGTAAGTACTTTTCGTAGGCGCCTTTTAGACGAGATGTCTGTACGCTTTCTAAAAGATTTTTCATGACCGAACGCTTTTGCTCATTAAGAGGTCCAAGCAATTCTTCCATTACGTTTGCACGTACATTGGATTCTTTAATCATATTAATTTCACGCTCTTTAGATTCTACTAAGGTTTTGGCCTTTTGTACAATCTTTGTAGCTTCACTTAACTGCTTATTTTTTTGCGTAATAGCTTGGTTAAGCTTGCGGACTTCGGCATTCTCATTGAGGTGAGTATTACCAAATTCAGCGGCATACGCTTCAAAAATACGTCGACCAAAATTGTTCTCGCGAGCAATTTTAATGTCTTCGTGCAATTGAGTAAGTTCTTGCTTGAGATGCTGGCTTACAGCCTTGCTCATTTTTCCAGCACTTTCCTTTATGAAACGTGCTTTCAAACTCTCGAGTTTATTACGTGCTTCGCTGACTAGACGAACTTTGGTTTCCACCAAGTCTTTCTTGTCTTGTGCAAATTCTGTAATTTCTTCGGCAAGTGCTTGCACCACAAATTTTTCTAGTTTTGCTAGACCTTCGTTGTGTTGCTTGCGGTCTTTGCGTAGTTCGCCAATTTCTTCAGCTAATTTAGCTACCATAAAGTTGTTAAACTTTGTTGTATCTTCTTTAATCTTAGCCTGGAATTTAACGCGATCTTCAACCAGTGACTTCTTTTCGGCTGCCACTGCTTGGATCTCTGCGGTGAGACCTTCTGTTACCATGCGATCTAGAGCTTCTACCATGTTGTTTTTGTCATGCTCATAGCGATGTGCAAACTCTTCGCGGAGTTCTGCACGGACCTGTTCGCGAGCCTCAGTCATCTTGGTTTCCCAAGCTTCTGAAATCGCAGTGCGAGTTTCCTCGTTGATCAGGTCGCTATCTAGCAATGGTTTGATTGCGTCTAGCATCAATTTCTCCTTAGATCTTGAGATCTTTGATGAGTTTTACGACTTCACTCTTCAAATATCTCTGTACTTTGTTGTCCTGGCCAGCGTCGCGAGCTATTTCTAGTACACGATGTCCATATTTCATATTCATCAAGCCTTCGTAAATGGCTTTGGGGTATGCATTTGGGGCACTGGGCTGGGCAACCACATCCACAGTGACTATTTCAAAGTCACTGACATGTCCGTTTGCTTCGTTAACGTTACCGCTACCTCGGCTTGAAACGCCTAATTTTACACCACTTTCCAGCATGGTTTTAACCAGCTGACCCATTGGGGTAGGCAATATTTTAAGTTTTCCAAATCCATTGGGACCATCCATCCACATTTCTGTGATCATATGGCTTACTCGATCTAGATTAACTTTTAAATCATCGGGGTGATCAACTTCACCAAGAACTGAGTGTCCTGTGTTAAGTTGTTCGTTTAAAGTTTTAACTGCTCTCTCAATTTCATCAACAGGGTATATACGCTCGTTGGCATTACGCACGCCGCCTTGTATGCATATACCTTTCATGTAAAGATCCTTGCCGTCGGTGCCTTCCACAATCATGCGGGCAGCATCAAAGGTCAAGTTTTCTTTTAAGTAAAGAGCCATTTACCTAGCACTCTTATTGAATAACAGCTTTGTTATTAACACCGGCAGCCTGGCCCAATTGTGGCTTAGTAGCTGGTGTAGGTTTCTGTGTGCTTTGTGCAGGTGTGTTACCAACTTTACCAATCAACTCTTTAGTAGAGTTTTTGTAAGCTGGACTGTCATGCTTGCCACCTTCGTTGGCACCGGTGTGTACTGGTCGAGCCATTGCGCCACGTGCACCACTGTTAGCGGCTACTGGGCTTTTCTTTTGGCTGGCTTCTTCTGTGTTGTTTGGCTTGGCAACAGCTTTTAAACTAACGTTTTCGTTGAACATGCCTTCAGTTTCAAACTCAGTGTCGTCAATTTCTTCTTCGCCACTCATGCCATCGCCCATGTCATCAGCAGACATGTCTGCAATTTCTTCGCCGTCCATGTGGCCTTCGCCAGCTTCGTCGCCCATAAGAGCTTCAAATTCTGCCATTAGTTCGTCTAGTTTATCTTCAAGATCAACTACACGATCTTCTAATCCTTCTTCGCCACCTTCCTCGGTGTCAACATCTCCCATGTCAGACTCTTCGCCTTCCATGCTCATGCCTTCTTCTTCAACTTCAACATCATCAATAAGATCGTCAGCTTGGTCGCCACCAAGAGTTTCGTCAAGGTCTTGGTCCATAGCTTCGTCTAATTCTTCTTCAGACTCGTCAAGGTCTTCGTCTTTGGCTTCGCCAAGTTCTTCTTCATCCATCATGTTTTCATAGATGGTGCGGCTTTTTTCTACTACAATTTCATGAAAAAGTTCGCGGGCTTTTTCTGCGTCATCATTGATGACGTATTCAACTAGTTGTTCAAATTTATTCATATAGCTTCTCCAAGTGTAAGTGGCTCGTTAACTATTTACACATAATGAATAAAACCCACTGATTACTGGTGGGTTTTATTAAATTTTTATTAAAAAGTTAAAAATGTTAAGCAACTGGTTGAGCTGGAGGGGCATATTGTTGTTTTACTCGTTTTAATCGTTCTTTAAATTCAAAAGATCTTACATCGTTGAGTCGGCGCAGTTTGTTGATCTGCCTAAGAGTAAGTTTGGTTTTTCTTAAGTCGCCAAGTTTGGGCTGGCTGTTATCTTGAGAAACATCCTGATATTCTTCTTTTTCTCGATGATATAGTTCTAGTAAAATCATAGTGTTATTTATGCAGTTCCGGTAGGCCCAGCGCCTGCCGCAGGCTGCTGTCCAGATGCGGGTGCAGCCATGGTTTGATCAGCGCCAGGTTCGCCAAGATTTGCAAATTCATCACCAGTAGTAATATCACTTTCCAAATCAGCAGGCGTGACTCCCACACTACGTAAATCTTCGCCAGTGGATGGCGGTAATTCAGGTTCTGCACGTTCTTCGTGCCACATTTCTTCGTTCTCCTGAATTTCTTCTTCTGTTAATCCTAGATATCTTTTTAACAAAAATCTTTTGCTCAGATAGTTGATGGGTTCTAATGCTTGAAAAGTGGTGACACGGGTAGTATCAAGCTCAGCTTCGCGATAGCTGGCAAAATTCTGCGGTGGGTTGAACGCTACATTGAACAATCCTGAGTCAATGTTAAATCCGCGCCAACGCATGAACATTTTAAATTCATCATCTAGTTTTTGCACCACTAATCGCTGTAATCGTTCGCAGTACTGGTTAAAACGGTATTCTTGTATAAGTGCAGTGCCCACACGACCGTCATTCATAGGGCGATCGCTGTCGTCTGGACCTGTGGGCAAGTAACTGCTGGGCACACGTAGACCACGGCACATCTTGTTGTTGAAATACTTCAAGTCATCAATTTCGCCAAGGTTGGCACCACCGGGCAACGTATCTACACTACTTCCTCGGCCATCAGCTGTTTGTGGGAAAAAGTAATCTTCGTTGATACTAAGAGGATTGTAACTACTATCCATTATGTTGGCGCCGCCACCGGTGTGACTGGGGATTCTGCGCTGATGTATCTCGTTTTTGACACGTTCAACAAAGGCCATGGCCATGTGGCTTGGCATGTTTCCCACGTCAATCTTAAACACTCTACGTTCTGGAGCACGGGCAACACGATATATTAAAACACTGTCTTCTAACAGTTCTTTTTGTTTGAATACTCGAAAAATTGTTTCCAATATACTTTGTCCAAAGGGCCAATAAAAGTCTAAGCCTTCGGTCAAGCTCAAATGCACCACATGTTTTGAATCCAGCACTGTTTCATTCATGGCGGCCGCAAACCTTGACTGCCCAACCCCGGCACCGCCGCCGCCACCTGAATTAGGAACTGCGTAATTCATGGGTGCAACATAACCTGAACTAGCCGGGTTACTTTGATAATCAGTTGTGGTTTTGGCTGCCACTGTCAAGTTTTGAAAGTTGGGATTGATGTCTCTAATAACATACTGTTCAGGTTTTTTACCTTCACTTTCGTTGACAATGACCCTGGCAACTTTGGTCATGTCTACCCAGTAGAGTTCAAACGTTTCTGGATCTCTAACAAATACCTGATCCCCGTATTTCAATGTGTTACGAAAAATACGAAAAATTCGTTGATCTAGCTTGTTCAGTTTTGTCCACTGCAACAACTGCTGTTTTATAATTTTTACTTCGTTGTCAGTGGGTTTTTCGTTGTAGTTGATCTGGAATGGTGTTTGCTCTTCCTTAATCGTCTGAGTGGAGAACTCAGCTAGAATATCTAGACATGCGTTAATTTCGCTGTCCATGTCCATTTGCTCGTACTGATTGTAACGTGCAATGCGATTTGGGTGACCAGTGTAGACTTCTGGGAGTCTACTAGCATAGTTGCGGTAAGCAATATCAGCATGGTTGGCAACTGGCGGTCGGCCATCATTGCGGCCATAGCCGGGTAATCCGTCAGAACCTTTGCCCGATAATGGGCTGAGTTCTCCACCAACATTTGCTACTTTGAAATACTTCTTCCAAGACATTGAGATTCCTATACGATGATATATTTACCGTTAGGCTTGCGATACCTGTAGTATTCGCTGACTGATGGTGTTGGTGGTACGTTGTTCCCTGACCATTTCATTGATAGCATCAACTATTACACCAGAATTAATATCCTGTGGCTGATTGTTGGTAGCTGTTTCTCGTAGTGCAGATTTTATTTCGCTAGCGATTGCTGTGGCCAGAATTTTAACATCAAAATTTGGCGACAACAGAGATTCCGGAGACATGTCTTTAAGATTTTTGATATTATCTTTACCGTTACCCAATGAAGTAGTTGATGTAGTTGTTGGTCCGGCCACAACCAAATTATCACTGATGCCATTGATCAAAGATGTGATATCTGAATATGCCTGAGTGGTAGATGTTTTGTTTGCATCACCAATTCCACCAATCATTGATGTAATGTCTGAATATGCTTGAGTAGTTGTTGCTTTGTTAGTGTCACTGATACCACTGATCAAAGAAGCAATATCTGAATACAACTGAGAAATTGTTGCTTTGTTGGCATCGCCAATACTGCTAATTAGCGGTGTAATATTAGAATATGCTTGCTGTTGAGGAATTGTTGAA